GCAGAAACTCCACCAAAGAGTATGTAGTTCTTTGCAAGGTCACTCATGCTCTTTATCATCACGTTCTCTGGTGTTATCTGCTGGAAGTCTCTTATTATCTGAGACGGTTGCGCGTATAACACTCCTTTAGAAGAGTCCAAAGGAAAAAGGTCTATAGACGAAACTGCTCTGAACCAAGATCCACGGTTTGCGAGGTAGAGCAAGTCGCTGTCGCTTCTTGACTCGTTCTGCAATATCTCACTTCTCTTTTGTATCTGAGCCGCTGTCCATCGATACATGGGGTAACCGGCAATGTTACATATCTTGTCGAATTCGTTGTTCGTGAGCATAACTATCTTATGGTATTTATCTGGTTGTAATCATTTATGATCGACTGTATGTTAGCAGGTATCCTCAGCTGCATCCCTATAGGGGGGAATAGGCTGTCTCCTGTCAAAGAGTTTGCAGATGCTATTATCCACCAGAGGTCTACATCTCCATAGAACTTCTGCGCCATGATGTCCATCCTGTCTCCTCTTGTAGATATCAAATAGCTATCAGAGTCTGAGAGTGGTATGTCAGGATACACAGCATTCACATAGAATGGTATCCCTCTTGGAGAATTCTTTGTAGTAGGTATGTTCTGGTATCTGTTCATCTTTGTTTATTTTCCTGGAACTGTTCCTGGTGCGCTCTTTGTAAAGTCTAAAGAAGTCCCTGTAATGTCTAATCCATTTCCAGGCTGATAAGGATTTGGCGACGTTGGTATTGGTGTTGCAAAAGTATTTAGCGGAGCTAGACTCAATGGGTCTACTTTTAGAGTTTTTACTGGATCTATAAATCCGCTTCTGCCTACTAAAACAGGAACGCTGCCTGATGCGGCATTGTCTTGCTTTTCCGTCTGTCTCTTTGGCAGTATAGAGTGTATCGGCTTAAATGATACTGATACCTCTACTACATGTGGAAGCTGCAATACATCTGTTCCAGGATCTCCTTCAAGATTTATCTCCCATGGAGTTGCGTTGTCTGCTGTCACATTCACGCTTTCCAAGAATCCAGGTACACGGTACAAATAGTCTCCTATGGTCACCTTCACTAATGGAGCTCTCATGATGCCTCCATCAGAATAATCTGGGTACACTTGTGATATCAGGTTGTTTAGCTTGTTGTACAACGGCCTCAATTCGCTTCTTGAAAAAGCTGCGATCTTGAAGCTGAATCCTATCGTCCTTGAAAACCCCTGATATGTAAAGAAGTCCTCTCCACGTCCCATGTACTTGAAGGCGGTCAGGTTTGCTGCATTGCTGTCTGTGAATCCGTTTGTTAAAAAGGCTCTGAAGAAAAGCGCAGTAGACACGTTTTGATCGTTGCTCATGCACTCAAATCCGAACTTTATGATGTCTGTGGCTTTTACTCCTCCTAACTTAGCAAGCATGTCATTATTTTCGTAAGGGTCTCCTCCTAAATTATTAAAAACCACAGGATACATGGCATTCAAAGCGTCAGTGGCGCCTGGTATTTTGACAGTGTAGTTCAGCGGTTTGTTCTGCTGACCAAAGTTGCCTGTGCCTATCCTGTATTCTAGGCTGTTATTTGCATAGTCCCAAGCAGGTTGAACTGCTTGTGTGTTTGCTCTGAAGTCCTGTATGTTCGTAGCATTTATAGGAGCTCCCTTTATAGAAGTCTGCTTTGCGATCTCGTTGTAGTTCATCACCATAGGAGAGTAGACGTACGTGGTGTCTGTGTACCTTCCTACTATGGTGTCTCCACGGTCTCCAAGAGAGTTAGGCCCTCCTGAGTAGTTGAATATCAAATTCGGGTCTAAAGACACTCCAAGGCTCTTTGCAAAAGAAACGTCTATGGATCCGTTTATAAACCCGTTGACCCCGTTAGAGAACATGTTGCCAAGCACTCCACCTCTCATCTTCAACCTGTTCAGAAGAAGAAGCCTGTTTGTTGACGCGTTGTTGTACACGTTTTGCAGCCCCACTGTCTCTGCGTAGAACATGTCTGTGGTCGAGTATGCTGCGTCTCCCAGTCTGGATAGATGAGCTCCTGTGCCTTGCATTCCTGCTTGCCTCACTGTGTTATTCTTTGAGTACGCTCTCGTGTTTTCCAAGATTACTCCAGACAAGTTGCTTTTTCCTGTCTCCATCCTTGGATTCGTAAGCCCCAGCAGCTTTTGCTTTTGGACAAAGTTTACTCCTGCTGTAGTGTTCATGAAAGACAGTATCCTAGACTCATCTACTCTTCTGCGGTAGTCTCCTTCTAGTCCAGGGTTGTTTGGCGATGGGAAGAAGTCTCCCGTGTCAGAATTTGTGCTTCCGGATGCGTCAGACGTTATGAACGGTGGTTTGCCAAAAGAAAGATCTAGCATGCTGGTCTTTAGATACCCGAGCCCGCTTCCTTGCTTTCCATCGACTATCTTTACAGACTCTATCTGATCTAAGCCTTTGTTCTTAAGGTTGTTGTTATAGAACTGGTACTGGTTGGACGATGGTATCAGGTTGAATTTTGCTTGCGCTGATTCTGGCGTGTTGTTCGCAGAATAGTCAGTGTGCGGAACTCCGCCGTCTGTAGCAGGGTCCCACTTTAAAGTAGCGTATTGTGTTGTTAGGTTTACTAGTGCCATTCTATCCTGTTGTTAGTGTTCTTGAGTACCTGCTAGTGTTGATGTTGTCTGCTGACTGTTGGTCACTCAGCCCTCTTATCGTGCTTCTTGTTGTAGCTCCGTCTTCTTGCTTCTGTATTATGGTCAACTCATTCTGTACTACTACAGGTCCTCCTGCTGAAGCTGCAGCTGATGGAGATGTTGTCATAGCTGTTGATCCTGCTGCGTTAGCTGCGCTCATCGATGATATTCCAGATGTTGGAGTAGACAGTCCTCCAAGAGAAACTCCTTTGAGCTGAGCTCCTGCTCCTTCTACCATATTTATCATCCCCTCGTCTATGTTTATCCCTGGGAAGTAGTTCAAAAACCTCATGATGCCTCCAAGTATAGCTCCTGTCACGTCAAGCACCTTAACAAAGAAGTCTTGTATTCCTCCTACTATCTTTTTGAGGCTGTCTGGCTGTGATAAGAAGTTTATCGCTTTATCTATGAAAGCTCCAACTCCTGAGCTGGATACCAAGTCTGCAAAGCTCTGCTTTATCTTGTCTATGAACGCGGCTATCTTTTCGTTGGCTGCTCCAGAGATCACTGCGTTCGCCGCCTCATCTCCCATAGCTGCTGCCATGGCTTCTTGAGTCTTATACTTCTTTATTGCAAGGTTGTACTGCTCTCTGTAGTCGTCTGTCTGCTTTGCTCCTATGATCCTCATGTACTCCTGCTTCTTCAGCATGTCTGCCATTTGGTCTCTTGTCATGCCGAACGCTTTGGATATAGACTCTGCCTGTATCCTGTTGAGCTTCATGAAGTCTGTAGAAGATCCGACCTGCTTGTTTATCTCTTGGGCTGCACCAGCAAGATCATTGTTCAAAAAGAGGTTTCTTGCAGTCTCAAGGTTTAGATCTCTGCCTGTAAGAAGCTGCGCCTCAAACTGGCTAGAGATGCTAGATTCAAAATCCAAGAAAGAGTCTGCGATGCTATCCATCTCTTTGAGGCTGGTGCCTAGAGACTTTGCTGTTACAAGCGCTTTTGTGAGCTTCTCTGGGTACTTTGCAAACGAAAGCCCGAGATAGCCTCCGTACGTAGAAGCTTCTTTGAGCACTCCTTTCTGGTCAAGCTGTATTCCCTTTGCCAAGCGAAGCGCTGCGACTTGGGTGAATACGCCTTTGATTATCTCTTTCTGATTCCTGTTCTGTAGCACTGACGCCTCTACAAGCCCTGTCCTCTCTGTGAGTTCAAGCCCTGCGACGTTCTTCAGCATTATGTCTGTTTCGAGTCTGTCATTTGAAAGACCGTTCATCACCCCAAGCTGCTTTCCGAGCTCTATCTGAGTCTCAAACATCTTTCTGCTTGTGACAAAGACGTTGTTGCTGTTGGTTGCAAAATCAGAGTAGTACTTGTTGAGCTTTAATGCTTCATCTGCGCTCAGACCCATCTCTCTGCCCATCTTCTGGACTTGGCTTACTGAGTTGACTACTATGTCAAGGAACATGGAGAAAGTGTCAACAAGGCCACCCAGAACTCCACCGATGAGTGGTATAGTCTTCAGAACGTTAGAGAAACCAGACGTTAGGTCTGATATGGGGCTTCCTCCTTCTGGAGTCAGTGCTTTCATTCCATTCTTAAGCTCAGATGCTATCGCTGACCCTGTCTTCTTTACAGCAGAGAACAGCTTAGCAAGTCCGACTGCCCAAACTGCGGGGTCTCCAAAGCTCTTTAAGAACTCGCTTCCTATAGATCTAAGACCAACTAATGCTACTTTCCATTTACCAGGATTCGTGACTTCGTTTTGGTTCTTTACGAGATCACGAGACTTTTGGACCATCTTACCATAAGCTTCATCTCCGACTCCAAGCTTCTTAGCAAGTATTCCTACAAGATTTCCTGAGACACCCATCTGCTTTACGACCATGTTCTCAGTCTTCAAAAGACCTTGCAACACAGCAGCCTGCTCGTTCATATTGTCTGTAACCTTCTTAGACGCAATGTACTCTGCTTCTTGTGCAGTAACACTTCTCCTGTGAAAATCAAGCTCTGCTGTGAGGTCCGCTAATTTTTTTAATCTTGTGGCAGTGGCATTTTTAGCAATTTGGCTTTCTTTTTTCTCTATCTTTTGCAGTAGATCATCTTCTTTCTTCAGTTTCTCATCAGCAGACTTCTGTATAGCTTCATTTATTGTAGCAAGCCTATTTTGTGCAACAGCTCTTCTTCCCAACGCCCTCTCTATATCAGCTTCAAGCTTCTTGGAGTTTATCTGAGTATCTGATATCGCTTCATACTTTGCATTGATGTCTTCAATGAAATTGGCTACCTTCTTGAGTTCATCAATAGTCCTTTTGGTGTTAGTAGTAAGATCTCCTGAGAACTGTACTATGTCTTTGTAGAGGTCGTATGCTTCTCTGAGTTTTTTGGGATCTAAGCCTTGTGCATCTGCCATATGAAATAAATATCAAGCAAAGTTAGTTTTTGCTCTTTGCTTTAGAAACAAAAGTAGGTCCTTTTTCCATCGCTTTTTTTACAGCATCTGGCATCTGGAACTTGCTCATGTTCGTGTTCTCAGTGACTACCTGCTTGGATTCATTACGCTTCTCTTCTACTTTGTTCAAGAACTCCTCTATCTTCTTTAAGCTGAACTTACGATGCGGCACAGGCATGTTCCAGACTTCTGAATACGTGAATCCTCCTCCACCGTGGTAGGTCAGTTCGAACACCTCAGTCATGAAGACGACTCTATATTCCGCTCCCGGGAAAAAAGAAATCTCCAGTTATCGGGAGATCTAGGGTTGCCTCCTCCCCATCGCTGAAAGTGACCTTCACCTTTGTGTCTATGTCTGGCGTTATCTGGGCCATGTACTGTCTTAGGGCGTTTGCATCTTTTGCCATCAATGCTTGGTCTACAAAGTCTCTTATGGTCTTTGTTGAGTAGTCTCCATTGACAGACGTTATCTGATACTTCAGTCTAAGGCTAGCGCCTGAATCTTGCCCAAGAGCCTTCTTAAGGCCTTTAGATTCTTCGTCTACTTTCTTTTCGTCTGCAAGAGTCATCAGCTTGAAAGTCACTTTGTTCTTGGAGAATGGAAGCTCAAAGTCGAACTCGTTCTTTCCTTTGAATATGCTTTCGTCTATCTTCTTGTACTCCATAGACTGGAGGTCTACTGTAACGACCTCTTCTTCTCCTGTCCTTGGGTGAGGATACTTGAACTGGTAGTCTTTGCCATAACCCAAGATCCTTGCAGCTATGAGAAGTCCGTTACGGTCTCCCAGTATGAGATCTTCGTACACAACGTCTGAGGCTATGAGAGCTCTCAAGGTCTTCTCTATAGCGGTGCCTGCTCTGAGATTGTTGATGTTTGTTAGGATGTCTTCATCCTTTGCTGTCATGTAACGCATCTCTATCTTCCCTTTAGAGAGTGGGCTTTCTGGTGAGTATACCAGCCCTTTGCTAGGTAGGTCTACCATTTCGGTAGGGATCGCAAACTTTTGTTCTGCCATGTGTAACTGTGTTTATTATATATATTGAGGTTCTAAGTTTTCCCCTCTATAGAATATAATGAAATTTATCTAAAAAGAAAAAAGCTCCTTTTGAGTGGAGCTTCTTTTTTTATCTATTGTTGGTATTGCCTAATAGTTTAGAATAAAAATATTCTAATAATTAAGAATCAGTAGTTGAGTATACAAAAATCACAACCGAGTGTCAATGTCAACTCTGTAGGATCAGATGTAGACCAGTCGTAGTTGCCAGCTGAGAAAGTCTTGATAAATGCGCCCTTTACGATCCATTCACTTACAATATCTCCCACTGGTCCTACTATATCCAAAGTAACATCTTTCTTATAAAAGTCAGAGTATCCATCTCTACCGGTCACTGATTCGTGGTGAAGACGAACCCACTCCATGCAAGCCTGCTGTCCTGAAGGAGATATCGGGTTGTAGAGAGATAGCTCGATGTCTTTCCACTCAGCCTTACCTTTTATCTTAAAGTAGGTGTTGATGTGGTCCAGCTTGATCTCACCCATTTCAACACTAGGAGCTGACGCCTTTTTAATCATGTATGAGGGAATACCGTCGATGTACATGATGAACCTGTTGCTTAC